GGGCCACGGGGGGGGCGGGGGCCCCTGTCTGCTTACCTATGCCATATAACGCGCCTGGTATTTTTACCTACATACACACGTAATACATACAACCCACTTGACATACGTACACACCGCATCTATATTCCGTTTTAGGGGGTTAGCGGTAACGGCCCGGAAATGATCGCAGCGATCCTGAGATTCGAGTTGTTGTACACACCCGTTATACCCCCGCCCATTTAACTAAAAGGAGTAACAGATGAAATTAGCCGCCCTGTTTAAAGGTAAAGAAAGTTCCAAGGAAGAAAAATCCGAGAAAAAAATGTCCCCCTCGCAATACGCTCGTGGCGAAGCCATGGAGAAAAAAATGAAGGGTATGGAAAAAGGCGGTCGGTCCCAGGGATTTAACAAAGCCGTTAATGCGCCTAAAAAAGACATGATGCGCAAAGGGGCGGGGCGTGGGCGATAACCGGAACTGGAAGCGGCACAACTTCTATTTACCGGAGGACGCCGTGTCGGCGCTCAAGGCGCTGGCTGTTAAGGAGCAGACTACCTACTCCGATTTAATCCGTAAGGCGATTAAACAATTTTTGGAAGCCAATGGACGACCAAGCGCTTGAGCCGATTCAGCCCGGGAGGCTGACGGTGCCATCGGAGATGGTGGCAGAGATTGCGGCGGGGCTGGAAGAGCCTAAAGATATTGCTATGCGGTACGGCATCGCCGGTCAGGCATGGGATGACTTGAAGAATTGGACGCCGTTTCAAAATGCAGTAGCCGCGCAGAAGGCGGAATACGAGAAATCAGGGTTCACATTCAAGGTTAAAGCGAAAATGCTGACCGAAGATGTGTTCGAGGATGCATATAAACGGGCGCGATCCAGCGATGCAACCCTGCTTCAGAAGCTAGAATTCGTCAAATTGGGGGCCAAATTGGCGGATATGGAGCCGAAAAACACCCAAGCGGCGCCTACAGGACCTGCGTTTTCCATAACAATTAACATGGGTGACGAGTCTACAAAACCCAAAACCATCGACATAACGCCACAATATGTCGAAAAAACGGACGAAAATGAGCACGAAATGGTCGAAAACGAGGCAAAAACGGGCTGAAATGCCCTATTTACGATGAATCTAACATACACACCGCCGGACAGCGTTCGAGGGTTTTTACGCAGCGAATCGTTCATTTCCTTGATTGTTGGACCAGTTGGAAGCACAAAAACGACCGCTGGGATAATGAAAATCGCCTACCACGCCAAACAAATGGCCCCATGTAGGGATGGAGTGCGCAGATCCCGTGCCATATGGGTGCGTAATACGCGCGAACAATTGCGAGATACCAGCATACCGGACGTACTTCGGTGGTATCCTGATGGTCAGGCGGGCAGTTATCTGAAATCGGAATATAAATTTATATTGAGGTTTGACGATGTTGAATGCGAAATACTATTCCGAGGGTTGGACGACTCTGACGACGTCCGTAGGCTCTTATCTCTCCAAGCGTCTTTTGGTATTCTTGACGAGTTTAGGGAAATTAATCCTGATATCTTCAATGCTCTCCAAGGTCGTCTTGGGCGATATCCATCGAAACTTGATAATAGTGTTGGCTGTGTTACTGATAATGGCAAATCTAACGCGCACATATGGGGGATGACCAACCCGCCGGATATGGATACGTTCTGGGAGACCTACTTATCGGAGCCCCCGGCTAATGCGCAATGTTTTTTTCAACCATCTGGACTATCTGCTGAAGCCGACTGGCTTGAGTTCCTCCCCGAGGACTACTACGAAAACCTGGCTGAAGGTAAATCTGAGGACTGGGTCGATGTGTATATCCACGCTAAATTTGGCAAATCCCTGTCAGGACAGCCCGTATTTAGGGCGTTCGACCGTGATATTCACGTCGCAAAAAATACTCTTAATTATATAAAGTTATCAACCCACCCCCTGATTATAGGGATGGACTTTGGACTGACACCGGCATGCACAATAAACCAGATGGACCCACAGGGGCGGTTTCTTACGTTTGCAGACCTTGTATCGGAAGGTATGGGGACCCTACGGTTTCTCAGGGAGAAATTAAAACCCCTGCTGGCGAACCGATTCCCAGGTATGCCGGTTATCGTGATTGGGGACCCAGCGGGGCAGCAGCGTGCCCAGACAGACGAGCGTAGCGTTTTTGACATCCTGAAGCAGGAAGGCTTTAGGGTTATACCGGCTAAGACCAATAGCATAGTGGCTCGAATAAACGCCGTTGATAAGATGCTGACGACCATGGCAGACGGCAAACCGGCGCATTTAATTGATCCGGGGGCTCGGCACTTGATTAACGCGCTGAGGGGCGGATATCGGTATAAAATCAAGACTAGCGGTCAAGTAGATGACAAACCGGAAAAAAACGAGTATTCTCACGTAGCAGATGCGCATCAGTACGCATGTCTCCACGCCGATGGGAATTTGACCGGCGATGTCCTAGCCCCCAAAGCACGCGAAATTCAGAAAATTTCTTACGCTTGGGTGTAAATCATTGACTTTATGGGTAAGAGGAGTTATAAGGCGGTATGGAACAAGGCATAAATATTACCTCTGACACAGCCCCCGGTGTGACAAACATCGGTGGTATTGTACCCGTTAAGTCTGTCAAACAACTGATGGAAGAGCAGCGCGAAGCTGCTAATCGTGCTAATTCTGAGCCGGTTATTCAGAACCTGGCTGCGTATATTAAACAGAAATGGTACTACTCCCGGTTTTCTAAAGAAATGACGATCGAGCAGCGCATGCTAAAAAGCGTGCGGCAGCGTCGTGGAGAATACGATCCTGATTTGCTGGTGCAGTTGCGTGAACAAAATTCTAGTTTGATTTATATGATGTTAACTTCCAACAAGTGCCGTGCGGCATCGAGTTGGTTGCGGGACGTACTGCTTACGGATTCAAACGACAAGCCTTGGTCACTTAAACCTAACCCCATCCCTGAAATGCCGCCTCCAGTCCTGCAAGGGCTGATGCAGCAGGCACAGCAGAAGCTGATGGCGTTTATGCAGTCTGGTGTTAATCCTACCGACCAAGAAGTGCGGCAGATTTTGCTTGATTTTAAAGACCAAGCGATGGGCGAGCTCACTGCGCTGGCGAAAGAAGATGCCAGCCGGATGGAAAAGAAAATGCACAGCCAGTTGCTAGACGGGCAGTGGACAACGGCATTTGCCCAGTTTATTGACGACTTAGTAACGTTCCCGTGCGCAATTATTAAAGGGCCGGTTGTGCGGTCTAAGCCCCACATGAACTGGGTACCTGTTGGCGATACGTACGAACTACGGGTGCAGAACGAATTATCGTTGGAGTGGGAGCGTGTTGATCCGTTTAATATTTACCCCGCTCCGGATGCAACCCATATCGATGACGGATATTTAATCGAACGCCATCGCTTACAGCGTGCTGATTTAGTCGGGATGCTGGGAGTTGAGGGATATAGTGACGGTGCTATCCGTGCCGTGCTTGAGGAATATGGTAAAGGAGGTTTACGTGACTGGATTTATGTCGATCTTACAAAAGCTGCTGCAGAAGGTAAAAGCACGGTTGCAGCCGGGCAAAACCCCTCAGAACTTATCGACGCGCTCCAATTCTGGGGCAGCGTCCAAGGGCAACTCCTCCGCGACTGGGGCCTCACGGAAGAAGAAGTCCCCGACCCCCTCGCAGAGTACCCGATCGAAGCGTGGCTCATTGGGCGCTGGATCATCAAAGCAGTCATCAACCCAGACCCGCTCGGCAGGAAGCCGTATTACAAAACGTCTTACGAAGAAGTCCCCGGGGCGTTCTGGGGGAACTCGGTAGCCGATCTATGTCGAGATAGTCAGTCCATGTGTAATGCCGTGGCGCGTGCGCTTGTTAACAATATGAGCCTAGCGTCGGGGCCGCAAGTCGTGTATAACATCGACCGATTACCTCAAGGCGAAAACATTACTCAACTATTCCCATGGAAAATTTGGCAAGTCACGAGCGATCCGCTAAACGGCAATGCAAGACCTGTGGAATTTTTCCAGCCCGACTCGAGAGCGTCAGAGCTCATGGCGGTGTACGAGAAATTTGCGGTTCTTGCGGACGAATATACGGGTATCCCCCGATATATGACTGGGGGCAACCCTTCGGGCGGCGCAGGCCGAACGGCTTCTGGAATGTCGATGCTTATGACGAACGCCGGAAAGTCGATCAAGCAAGTGATTGCTAACATAGACGAGCACGTAATTAAGCCGCTTATTGACCGGTTGTACTACTACAATATGCGTTACAGCGACGATCCGGACCTGAAAGGCGACGTAAACATCCAAGCCTTAGGGGCGGCAAGCCTGATGGAAAAAGAAGCCATCCAGCAGCGCCAGAACGAATTCCTAGGTATTGCTTTGAACTCTCCGATTGCCCAGCAGGTCATAGGCATGGAAGGTGTAGCAGAATTGCTACGACAGGCCGCTAAACGCCTAGACATGAATACGGATGACATTGTGCCGCCCGAAGACGTAGTTAAGCGCAAAGTTATGGAAGCCAATGCGATACAGCAAGCGCAGATGATGGCTAACCAACAAAATGGGCAAGCACAAGCCGGTGGCACGCCACCGACACCCGGACCGGACCAAGGCTTACTGATGGATGGATCGCCGCAGGTAAATCGATTTACGCCATCGGCCTAGGTGTTGACGTAGTAGTTTTTTAGTGGTATATATCAATTTGTTTTAGAAAGGAGTTGCGATGAAAGCAATCAGCCCGATGGAAAAGCGTGGTTCTGAGTACACTCAGGAATCCGCAAAGACCGATGGCATGTCCAAAGGTCCCGCCAAGCAGGGTGCTGGTGGCAACGACGGTAACGTTGATGCTGAAGGCAAGCGTGGCGGAAAAGAGTATGCCCAGATGTCGGCTAAAACCGACGGTATGTGCAAGTAAGTGCTGCGGATTGACGAAAGGGTCGCCCGCAGTCTGACGCTGTTAAGGTCAGAAGAGTTTGCCCCATTGCTAGAGTATTTAGGGAACTGCAAAGCAGATAGTCTTGAAAAAATGGCGGTGGCAAGCGAACCAACCCAAATTTACCGGCTTCAAGGTGAAGTTGGTGTGATCAAGGAGTTTCTTGATCTAGTAGGACGATCAGGTGAACTGATCGAGAAGTTACGAAGGTAGGCAGACCGTTAAGTCGGAGCCCACCACTTTAATTTAACCGTGTAGCAGACCGTTATCGCGTAGCGCAGACCGTTCAGGCGGAGCGCGAAGTGAGAGTCGGAGCGAAGGAGATAGAAATGGCATTGCCCAAGGCAATTCAACAAAAAGTTGAAGAAGCAGACGCGTTAGTAGCCCACATAAGTGGTGATAAGACCGAGGAAATCCAGGAAAACCCTGATAATTTTTCGGAGACTGAACCAACAAACCAACTACCACCCGATCCGCCTATTGTTGAACCACCTCAGCAACCCGTTTCACAGGAGCCTACAAAGGAAATACCGGAAAGCAAATGGGAAAATAAATACCACACGCTTAAAGGTATGTATGACGCGGAAGTACCTAGATTGCACGCAGAACTGCGCGAGATGAAAACGCAGATTCAGCAGCTTGTAGCAGACAAAGCTACGGTTGAAGCAAAACTAACTAACCCGCCCCCCTCTGTAGAGTCTCTAATCACTGAACATGACAAAGAAGCGTTTGGTTCGGACTTAATTGATTTAATTGAGCGTGCTACAAAGTCGCAAGTATCCACTTTGCAACAGCGTGAATCGCAACTATTGGATGAAATTAAGCAGTTGAAAGCGCAGCTTGGGAATGTAACAGAGCGTCAGGTTGTATCCGATAAGGATCGTTTCCTGATGGCGCTGACCTCAAAAGCACCAGATTGGGAGCAGTTAAATACCGATTCGGGGTTTTTGGAGTGGTTAGCCCAGGTTGACCCAGTTTATGGGTTGCCCCGTCAAGTAGGTTTAAACAATGCGTACGAGGCGTTCGATTCTGATCGCGTTGCTACAATTTTTAATACCTACCGCGATCTTGTTACTCCTAAACAGCAACAGCAACCACAAGCAACTCCGAAACAAGAACTTCAGCGTCAAGTAGCGCCGACCCGCTCTCGTGCATCGACGCCCCCGGCTACCAATGATGTGAACCAGCGCATCTATACGCAAGTAGAGATTGAGCAGTTTTACAATGATTGGCGACGAGGCTACATCGACCAAGAAGAGGCGGTTCGTATGGAAAAAGAAATTGTGGCCGCTGTCTCGCAAGGAAGAGTCAGATAATGATTTAACCGGTGATGGTAGTGGCTATAACCCTGGTAGTTTTTATTCTTTAGAAAGGAAATAGCATGTCTACCATTACCGCAGGCGCAACCTACCCAATTAATACCGTAGGTGGCAACGCAACATTTAACTCCCCCTCGGGAGCCCAAACGTACGCAGGTACCGCATACTCGGGTACGTTTATTCCGGCCCTCTGGTCCGGCAAACTGGCGCAGAAGTTCTACGCCGCTACTGTATTTGGTGAAATTGCTAACACCGATTGGCAAGGCGACATCACCGGTATGGGCGATACCGTGATCATCAACACGATCCCGACGATCACCATCAACAACTACAGCATCGGTCAGAACCTGGCTTATGAAATTCCTGCTCCTTCGACGATCAGCCTCACGATCAACAAGGGTAAGTATTTCGGCGTGAACGTAAACAACGTTCTCGAACTGCAAGCCAAGCCCAAGCTGATGGATGTGTTCACTAACGACGCAGCCATGCAGATGAAGATCGCTATCGACCAGGACGTTCTGGGCGGTACGTTCGATCAGGGCGCTGCTACCAACAAAGGTGCAACCGCTGGTGCAATCTCGGGTGCTTTCAACCTGGGTACTGACACTGCTCCGGTCACGCTGACCGCCGCTAACATTCTGCAGAGCATCACTGCCCTGTCGTCTGTTCTCGACGAAACCAACGTGCCTGAGACCGATCGCTGGCTCGTTATCGGCCCGACCGAGCGTCAAGTGCTGATGCAGTCCAACCTGGCACAAGCCCAGTTTATGGGTGACCCCTCCTCGATCCTGCGTAATGGCAAGATCGGTCAAATTGATCGTTTCACGGTGTATGTCAGCAACCTGCTGCCCCGCGCCTTGGCTGGTCAAAACTGGACGGGTGGTGCTTCGGCTGGTACGGCTAAGCGTCATGCCATTATGGCTGGTCACAAGTCGGCAATCACCTTTGCATCGCAGATCGCTAAAGTTGAAAGCCTCCAGAACCCGAACGACTTCGGCACCCTGATCCGTGGATTGAACGTCTACGGCTATCAGGTTGTTCAGGCTAACGGTCTGGCTCTCCTGGTTGCAGCAGGCTAATAACCAAGGTGGGGGGGCAACCCCCACCTACTTTAACTAGGAACTGGAGATCGATATGACGACTGAAAATAAACTTGTACAGCTTGGTGTTTGGGATGCAGCCGCAAAAGAAATCGCTGGTGGAAGCGTAACTTCTA